AGTAAGATTCCCAGCATCAACATGTGCAGCGGTTGCACCAGGAACTAATAGTATTGCAACATTACCAGCACCAGCTGGAGGATGTAAAGTAGCATCATTTACTGTATCTGGAACGTTGACAATAAGTTAATTTTAAAATAAAATAAAAACACTAAGGAGTAAAAAATATGGCACATTTCGCAGAACTAAAATCAAAAGTAGACCCAACTGGTTTTACTAGTGACACACATCAAGTTGTAGAAAGAGTTGTTGTTGTGGGAAATGATATCCCTGCAAATGGTGGTACTTTAGAAGATAATGATATGCATGTTGATGGAGAAACATGGTGTTCTAATTTTTTTAAAGGTGGAAGTTGGAAACAAACTTCATATAATAGTAATTTTAGAAAACAATATGCTGGAATAGGTTATGTTTATGATTCAGCAAAAGATAAATTTTTAACACCACAACCTTTTGCTTCATGGTCATTAGATTCTAATGACGATTGGCAAGCACCAATACAAAGACCAAGTATTGTAGATGATGGAGAAGACCCTTCTGTTTGGGCATATATGATATATTGGAACGAAGAAAAACATCAATCTGATAATACTAAAGGTTGGGAAGCAATCAAATCAAACGACGAATCGGAAACACCTACCAAATACGATTGGAATGGCACAGCTTGGGTGTCCGAATAGGAGGACACTAAATGCCTAGAGGTGGCGGAACATCAAATGGTGGATTAATCGGAAAAACGAATAAGACTTCGTTTGGTAAATGTACTGTTACACAAAAAACTTCATCAGGTTGTATTTCACTAAATTCAAATACAAGATTAATTGATTATCTTGTAGTTGGTGGTGGAGGCGGTGGTGGAGCAGGTGGTCAAATTTCTAATTGTAATGGTGCAGGTGGTGGAGGTGGTGGAGCAGGTGGTGTAGTATCTTCAGTAACTCCTTTAGGAACAGGTTCTATAAGTGCACAAGGAACAATACCAGTTACAGTTGGTGGCGGTGGTGCGGCAGGTACAGGACCATCAAGACAAGGAACATCAGGTACAAATTCAGTTTTAGTAGCATGTGGTGTAACATACACAGCAGTTTCAGGTGGAGGCGCAGGTGGTGGTGGACAACCAGGATCACCAGCACAACCATCTAATCAAGGATTACCAGGAGGTTCAGGTGGAGGATCAGGTTCTCAACCAGCACCTGCATCTGGATATACTGGAGGAACTGGTACAACTGGTCAAGGGACTAATGGTGGAGCTAGTTGTGGTGGACACCCATCTTTTGGATTAGCAGGAAGTGGTGGAGGTGGTGCTACAGTTGCAGGTGTAAGTAAAACTGCTAACACAGGTGGTGGTGGTGGAGAAGGTGTTACATCAAACATTACTGGCTCTTGTGTAAGTTTTGCTGGAGGTGGAGGAGGTGGCTCTGGTGGAAATAAAACAAATGGAGGACCAAGTGATGGAATACCTTTTGGAGGAGGAAAAGGAGGAGCATCTACACCTTTTATTCCAGGACCAGATGCAACAGCATCAACTGCTGGAACTACCAATAGAGGAGGTGGTGGAGGTGGAGCAGGTGGCGGTGTTTGCAATTCAGGACCAAATAATGGTTCTGCAGGTGGATCAGGAATAGTTATTGTTAAAGAATTAAGTAAAGCAAGTGGTGTGTGGTCAATGCAAAGTCAATTTCAAGCCAAGCAACAAGGAACATGGCCTAATTTTTTTTATGAAATTAATACTTTATTAGTTGCTGGTGGTGGATCTGGAGGAAGTGGATATCGTCCTGGTGGAGGTGGAGCAGGTGGATTAATTTTTCAACCTGGTCGTAATATTACTCCAGGATCTTATACTGTTACAATCGGTGGCGGTGGTGCTGTTAATGCACCCTCAAACTGTAGTGCTGGTTCAACTGGAAATGATTCTACTTTTAATGGTTTGACTGCTAAAGGTGGAGGTGGTGTATGTACAGCATGCGGAGCTGGAGGTTCTGGAAGTGGTACAAACACTGGAGAAGGATCTGGACCTAATCCAGGTATTCAACCTTCTCAACCAGGAGATTCAGGAACATTTGGTTTTGGTAACGGTGGTGGTACTAACAGTCCTAGTGCTGGAACAAGATTAGTTGCTGGTGGTGGAGGAGCTGGTGCAGCCGGAGGAAATCCATCAGGAAATAATACTTCTGGTTCTGGAGGAGCTGGAAGATCTTATGATATAACAGGTTCATGCACAACGTATGCTGGCGGTGGAGGATCAGGAACATATGGGCCTAATCCAAATCCAGGTGCCTTTACTGCAGGTTCAGGTGGATCTGGCGGTGGTGGTGCTGGTGGAAGAAGTGGTGTTGACGGAACTGCAGGAACAGCTAATACAGGTGGTGGTGGAGGTGGAGGATTTGCTTCGTGTAATGACACAAATAGATCAGGTGGAGCAGGTGGATCTGGTATACTTGTTGTTAGAGGACCAAGTGCAGTTACATTTACAGTTTCACCTTGTACAAACTCAACAGGAACTGTTCCAGGTCCATCAACAGATAAAATAGCTACGTTTACAGTTTCTGGGACATTGACAGTTTCTTAATAAATGTTATATTAAGTTCATAAAGATATATGAACATTACAAACTATTATTGGTACTTTCAATCAGCTATACCTTCTCGTATATGTGATGATATTGTAAAGTATGGTCAACAACTTCAAGACCAAATGGCAGTTACTGGTGGTTATGGTAATAAAAAATTAAATCAAAAACAAATAAAAGATTTAAAAGAAAAAAGAGATTCTAATATTGTTTGGATGAATGATAGATGGATTTATAAAGAAATACAACCTTATGTGCATCAAGCAAACGCTAGCGCTGGTTGGAATTTTCAATGGGATTTTTCTGAGTCTTGTCAATTTACAAAATATAAAAAAGGTCAATACTATGATTGGCATTGTGATTCTTGGCCAGAACCTTATCAAAGACAACAACCTAACGATCCATCGCATGGTAAAATAAGAAAATTATCAGTGACAGTAACTTTATCAGATCCAAAAGATTATAAAGGGGGTGAGCTAGAATTTGATTTTAGAAATCTAGATCCTGATAAAAAACCTAATATTAGAAAATGTAAAGAAATATTGCCTAAAGGATCTTTGGTTGTATTTCCTTCATTTGTGTGGCATAGAGTATGTCCAGTTAAAAGTGGAGAACGTAACAGTTTGGTAATCTGGAATTTAGGATGGCCATTTAAATAAAGGAGAATATGAAAAAGAAAAAAACAAAAGCTAAAAAACAAAAAGTAAAAAAAGAAAACGTATTATCATTTCCAAAACAATTACAATTAGAACAATATTTTGCATCTCCTATATGGTGGGCTAATGAACCTAGTTTTGTTGATAAATTAAACAAAGCATCAGATCCATACATTGAGGCATCTAAGAAAAATTTAAAACCAGCTATCGATGAACGTAATAAAAAGTTTGGTAACAAAGGTGACATGGGTCATGTATTTCATTCTACAAGTTTGATTGGTGATCCTAATTTTTTAGAGTTACAAAATTACGTGGGTGCAACGGCACATAATTTATTAAATGAAATGGGTTTTGATTTAACAAATTATCAAGTATTTATTACAGAACTATGGGTACAAGAATTTGCACAAAAAGGTGCAGGTTATCATACTTTACATACACATTGGAATGGTCACATATCTGGTTTTTATTTTTTAAAAGCAAGTGAGAAAACATCTATGCCATTGTTTGAAGATCCAAGAGCAGGTAATATGATGAATCTTTTACCAGAAAAAGATAAGACAAATATAACTTATGCATCTACACAAATTAATTACAAAGTAAATCCTGGTCGTATGATATTCTTTCCATCATACATGCCACATCAATATGTAACCGATATGGGTTACGAACCATTTAGATTTATACATTGGAATTGTCAGGCAATACCAAAATCAGTATTACAATACAGAGGAGAAAACGATGTCATTCAAAAAAAATAAGTATAGTGTTTTAAAAGGAGCTATTTCAAAAGAGCTAGCTGACTTTGTATATAAATACTTTCAAAACAAAAGAAACGTTGCAAGAGTATTATTTGATTCAAGATACGTTTCACCTTTTACAGAATATTGGGGTGTATGGAATGATGATCAAGTTCCAAATACTTATTCACACTATGGTGACATTGCAATGGAAACTTTATTACAAGAAGTAAAACCTGTTATGGAAAAACATACAGGACTAAAATTATCAGAGACATATTCTTATGCAAGAATATATAAAAATGGAGATGTTCTAGCTCGTCACAAAGATAGATATTCTTGTGAGATATCTACTACATTAAACTTAGGTGGTGACCCATGGCCCATCTATCTTGATCCTACAGGTAAAACGGGTCAAGCAGGTATAAAAGTAGATTTAAAACCAGGTGATATGTTAATCTATTCTGGTTGTGATTTAGAACATTGGAGAGAAGAATTTACAGGTAAAAACTGTGGACAGGTATTCTTACATTATAACAGAGCTAACTCAAAAACAGCTAAAGAAAACGCATTAGATAAAAGACCTTTACTAGGTTTACCAGCCTGGTTTAAAGGATCTAAGTTGACTACATCTAAAAAATAGTCTATAAACTAGACTGGTACGGGGGCACCACCACACCACACCCCCGTGCTTTTATTCTGTTAAATAAGTAATAAA